GTACGACGTGGGACGCAACGATTACACCTGCGACGATCCCGACAACGAAGGGAATGATGATCCTATTCCTGATGATGTGGGCGAGAATAATCCTGACGAGCCCGACACCGACGTGGATCTGCCGCAACCTGCTGCAGAAGGTACACCCACAGATCGCCCCGTATTCCCAGGCGGTACGCCTACAACTGGATTCCCGCCTAGCGGAAGTCCGACAGGTAATAACGCGAACGACCCGTTTGACACTGACACACCCGGTGGAACCGGCACAATCAGCTATCCAGCTGGCGTTCCTGCAACCCGTCCCCTTTTGCCTGGAGATGAAGTGGGTTACACCCCGCCTTGCTGCCCAGCTGAGGTAAAGATGTACGCGATTAACTACAACACTGGCATCAGGCTGCAAGAAGAGCCAGTGGCAGTCGGTACTTCTATCGTAGGCGACTGTGAAGTGCGCTTTGAACTATTCAACGAGTATTTATTTGATACTGCAACTGCGTTTGAGTTCACGCATCGCTGTGTTGATCCTGGTTCGCCGGACGGTTATGGAACAGAGCTACCCGGTGGGACAACGCCTGAGCTGGCCCCATCTGATAAGTCGAGCATCTACCAAACGACAACGGGCGCATATAGAGTTTTACTGCCTCTGACCATGAATCCAATCAGGGATTTTTACACCAATGAACCGTTAAACATCTATCAGAAACTGACGCCTTCCTGCTCAACGGGCGGCGGAGAAATGTGGGTTAAATATAGCAACACTGATCAAAGTATTTACGGGTTTACGATTTGCACCGGATACGCGATCGGGCTGGTTGAAGTATATGAGCTTGATCCAGCTAACCCGACAGTTCCTGGCCAGCAGCTGAGCCCAATAAACTAATCATGGCCACTTTCCCCGCTCTAAATCCGAACGCCCGGACCTTCATTCCAGGTCAGAAAGCTGCCACACCGATTGGCACGCTAGACGGCGACGAACTCAGTGTGCTCCACACCAACGCCTCCACCGCTTACACCCTGCGCCTTACCTTCACCGGGCTATCAACTACAGATCACTACGCCATCGTTAGCCATTACATGAACCACGGCAACTTCTCGCCGTTCGATCTCGACACAAACACCACACTGCTTGGCTCCAGCATCACAGTCCCAACAAACTACCTCTGGACCTACGTTTCCGCGCCGCAGACTGATTACAGCCCCGGCGTTGTCACAACTACCGTGGAACTAGAAGCCACACCCCAGTGGGCTAGTACTCCCGGCTACGTCTTCTAACGATGGCTGACTATCCCGCGCTAATCCCCAACTCGATCAGCTTTGACCTGGGGCAGCTGAACGTCAGCGAGACGGCAACGCAGGATCGCGTACCAGTTCGCTTCCGCCACAGCCAGCGCGTCAGCGGTCACACGCTCAACATCAACTACGTCGGACTGTCGCAGGCACAAATCGACAGCCTCCGCAGCCATTTTTACGAGCAATCCGGCACCCACGGTTACTTCGGCGTTCCCGCGTCCATCTGGGGCGGTCTGACTGCTGTAGACGCCAACGCCCTGTACCGCTACGCCGCACCGCCGCAGGAAGACCACCAAGGGTTGTACTACAACGCAACCGTGCAGCTGCGCGTCGCCCTTGGTGCAATCCTGCTTTACATCCTCAACGGCGGCGGGGCAACAGCACCAGCCACGACTGCATTTACCTCGTTTGCCTTTAACGGTTACGCCCCATTTATCCTTGATGGGGAGGATGCAACTCCTACCTCAGTCCTTTATCTGAACGGCGGCGGCGCAGGTCAATGACGACTCCCACAACAGTCCAAGTCAAACTGCAGCTTCGCGCTGATACAGCCGCCAACTGGTCGTCCGTCAACCCTGTCCTGCTCAACAACGAGCTGGCACTCGAAACCGACACCAAGAAGCTGAAGGTCGGCAACGGCAGCACAGCCTGGAACAGCCTGGCTTACTTCCCGTTCGTCGTCTCTGGCGGCACGGTTACAGGGAATCTGGAGATCGGCACGACTGGCACGCTGACGTTTGAAGGCAGCAGCGCCGACAACTTCGAGACCACGCTGGGCGTGGTGAACCCGACTGCTGATCGCACGATCAACCTGCCCAACGTCTCAGGCACCATCATCACGACTGGCGACACGGGCACCGTCACCAGCACGATGATTGCCGATGGCACCATCGTCAATGGAGATATTTCCGCGTCTGCCGAGATTGCCGTTAGCAAGCTGGCGGATGGTGCAGCGCGTCAACTACTGCAGACCGATGCTGCTGGCACTGGTGTTGAGTGGACCGACAACGTAGACGTACCTGGCACGCTAGACGTGACCGGCGCTGCCACCTTCGACAGCAGCGTCACGATCACGGGCGATCTGACCGTCAACGGCACGACCACCAATATCAACACGCAGAACCTTGTCGTCGAAGACAAGAACATCATCCTCGCGGATGTAACCACCCCGACTGACACCACAGCAGACGGCGGCGGCATCACGCTGAAAGGTGCCACCGATAAGACAATCACCTGGAGTGATACCACCGACGCCTGGACCAGCAATCAGGTAGTGGATTTGCCTGCGGGCAGTGCTGCAACGCCATCGCTGATCTTCGGCGCGGACGTCAATTCCGGCGTCTACTCCCCCGGCGCAGACCAAGTAGCCATCTCGACTAATGGCACTGGGCGGTTGTTTGTTGATAGCACTGGTAAAGTTGAGGTCTCCAAGGCGACCGGCTCTGCAACTCTTTCGCCGACTGAGTTTTTTATAAGCTCGACGACAGACGCAAATGACTGGAATACGACTAATCCGTGGGCACGTCTTGCCTTCTACTCCGCAGATACCACCAACGGAGCAAGAACTCGTGTAGCCATTGATGCTGTCCAGCAATTCAGCAACGGCAATGTATCTGCTCTTTCGTTCAAGACAGATAATGGCAGCGGCACGCTAGTAGAAAGGCAAAGGATTTCCTATACAGGCATAACAACTCTGACCTCTGCTGCATCTACGGAGCCGCTGATTGTCAAGATTGATACAAGTGAAGTGGCTCGCATTGACTCCAGTGGCCGCCTAGGTCTGGGGACTAGTAACCCTCAGTCAATCCTACATTTAGCAGCCACAGGTGATCCAAAACTTCTTATTGAAGCTACTGGCACTGCCACAAGTGACGATGCCCAACTTGTATTAAAAACAACCAATGGCGAATTTCTTATCCAAAACGATAGAAGCCTTGGAACTTCAGGCGTTTTAACGTTTAATGGAAATACCACAGACAATCTCTGTATTGATCACGCCACAGGCCGCGTAGGGATTGGCACTACGAGTCCTGGCAGCGCACTAGAAGTTTCTAGTGCATCTAATACAGGGGTCACAATTAGATCTGGTTCTATTACTGATAATGGCTTCATAAACTTCACTGATGGTGCTGTTAAGGGCCAAATTCTCTATGACCATAATGGCGACTACATGCGTTTTTATACCAATGGCGGAGAAGCCGCCCGCATCGACAGCTCCGGCAGGTTGTTAGTTGGCACGTCTTCGAGCGTTAGCGTTGCTTCTCTTGAAGCCAATCAACAAATCTTTGGTAGTGCTCCACAGCTTTCAATTATTCGCGGAAGCAACAATGCATCTGGCGCAACCCTAGCCCTTGCTAAATCAAGAAACACAGCTATCGGCAGTCGAACCATCGTTAGCGAAGGAGACACAATGGGCTCCATTCGTTTCTGTGGAGACGATGGCGTAAATCTTGACGCTATTGGCGCTCAGATTGCTGGACAAGTTGATGGGACGCCTGGAGCTGGTGATCTTCCGTCGAGATTAGTGTTCTCCACTACTGCCGACGGAGCGAGCAGCCCGACGGAGCGGATGAGGATTAGCAGTGCTGGAAATGTCATGGTATCCAGTACTGATGCGGATCCAGCTATAAACGGCACCGCAAGTGCTATCTCGCTACGTGATGATGGACGCATTTCAGCCAGGGGTCTCGATAATTTCCCCACTATGTCCCTAGCACGAGGAGGCACTGATGGGGCTGTTGTTCGTTTTTACAAAACAACTACAGATGTTGGAAACATTTCACTAACCACTACCGCTACCGCCTACAACACCTCATCTGACTACCGCCTCAAGGAAAACATCTCTCCTCTGGCAGGTGCCGCTGATCGCGTTAAGCAGCTCACTCCCTGCCGCTTCAATTTCATCGCGGACCCTGATAAAACGGTTGATGGTTTCATCGCCCACGAAGCGCAAGCCGTTGTCCCTGAGTGTGTCACTGGCACCAAGGATGAAGTGGACGACGACGGCAATCCTGTCTACCAAGGCATCGACCAGTCCAAGCTTGTGCCGTTGCTGACTGCTGCGTTGCAGGAAGCGTTGGCTGAGATTGAAAGCCTGAAGGCTCGTTTAACTGCGGCAGGCATCTAAGTCCTACTCGAAAGTCTCCCTAGCTCGGCAACTGCTGGGCTAGGGTCACTAGACTAGTCCTGTCACACGAACAGGATCTGTGCCTAGCGACGCTGAACTAACAAGCGAGTTCCTCCACACGCTGCTTGACTACCGGGACGGCAAGCTGTTCTGGAAAGTCAACCGTGGCAAAGCACGGGCTGGCAAAACAGCTGGCTGCATCGGCAATCGCGGCTATGTGCTGATCGTCATTAACGGCAAGCAGCGCATGGCTCATCGTTTGATCTGGATTATGCACGGCAAAGAACCCGTGCCAATGCTGGATCACATTGACGGGAACCAGCTCAATAACCGCATCGAAAACTTGCGCCCAATCACAGTCTCGCAAAATCAGCGCAACACCAAACTTCGGAAAGACAGCACTTCAGGGATCAAGGGTGTTAGCTGGATCAAAGCTCACAAGCGCTGGGCAGGGCAGGTTTGGCATAAGGGCAAGCTATATCGCGCTGGTTACTTCAAAGACAAAGACGAGTGTGCTGCGGCGGTTCGGATTCTGCGAGAATCGTTGCATGGTGAATTTGCACGTCACACCTAAACTTCCCCCATCAACACCATCCCAATGGCTGACACCACGTTTACCTGGGCGATTGCCAACATGGACCGCCAGCTCGCTGATGGAGCTGTCACCACGATCCACTACACCGTTTCGGCGCACGATGGCACCTACAGCTCAAGTGCCTACGGCTCCATCGGTCTTGAAGCACCGGACCCGGATCTGATGATCCCGTTTGCGGATCTCACCCCAGAGATCGCCGTTGCATGGGTGCAGCACAAGCTCACCGGCGAGAAGGTTGCCGAGATCGAAGCCGCCCTGCAACAGCAGCTGGATCTCCAGCGCCAACCAGTCACCGGGCAAGGTCTGCCTTGGGTTAACTGATGGCAACCAAAGCGAAGACCGGCACGGGCAAACTTGAGGTCATCCCCAAGAAAAAACGCACGCGCCAAGGACAAGGTCAAAACAGCCTGCCCAATCACGGCCGTAAAAAGCTACGGGGGCAAGGTCGTTAAACTGTAGAAAAGGTCGGCAGTATGCCTCGCAATGGACAACCACGAAGAGGTTTACACCGCGCCACCTGAACATCCAAACCCCTTTAACCAAGCCGTCCCAGCCCTGTTGACCACTGCGGTCATCGGGTTGGGCGGCCTTTTCATGCAAGTCGCCAAGCTGGATCAATCAGTCAGCACCGTCGCCGCCGATATTCAAGAACTCAAAAACGACTCAAAAGAAAGGCTTAGTGATCTCGAAACCAGAGTCCGCCACATTGAAATGACTGTCGGCACTAAAAAATGAGCGTCGTCAACACCACCGACTTTGGCAACGGCTACACACTGGATCAACTGGAAAACGAACGCGGCGAGTTGTACTACCGCGCCTGCAAGGACAGCATTTGCCGCTACGCCGAGGACCACTACATCGCAATGATGTACCTCGAAGGCATGGGCTGGGACCCTAGAAGCTAATCTGGTATACTAGGTAGACCATTATTAAATAGCATGTATCTTGTTCAAGGGCACCAGTTCGCTAGCCTTCGTGAAGTAGCTGAAACCTACAAAATCCCGTACACCACACTGCTGCACCGCCTGGATCGAAACATTTCTCTAGACCAAGCTGTAACGATAAGCTTTGCAGCCCACAAATCCGTAACTGTAAACGGTAAAACATTTGCTTCTTTTGCTTCAGCCTGTAAAGAGTACAAAGTCGCCAATACGACAGCGTTAAATAGGTACAAAAAAGGCTGGACGCCCGAGCAGATTTTTGGTCTTAGCCCCAAACCTAAGCAAGTACGTAGAGTAGACCGCTCCACCGCTAAATGTAAAAGTATAACCGTAAATAACCAGGTTTATCCGTCTTACAAAAAGGCTGCCGATGCACACGGCTTTCCATACCAGAAATTTATCAACCGCATTAAAAAAGGGCTTACTCCCGAACAAGCCCTAGAGCTGGAACCGTTTCCTGATTGGTTTGTTCCGGGTAAAGGGCAGTTTGCTGTAGAGCGTAAAAAACATAGAGAGCGTGAGGAGATGCGCACTGGTAAACGTAAGTGCTCAGTGTGCAAAGAGGCTAAGTTACTGAGAGACTTCCACAAGGCTGCGGAAGGAGAATACACGTTTCGCTGCAGCACTTGCACATCAAAAGCGTTCCTGCGCTACAGGTACGGTATAACAGTTAAAGAATTTGAGACTTTACTGACCAGGCAAAATAAACAATGTGCTATCTGCAAAACAGCTTTAGAGATAAGCTCTGACGGCATAAAGAGAACAAAAAACGTTGCTGTGGACCATTGTCATGCCACCGGGGCTGTACGAGGTATTTTGTGTAAAAACTGCAATGTAGGTTTAGGGTTTTTTCAGGATTCTGTACTCCTCCTTAACAATGCAGCTAATTATCTCAAGCAGCATCATGACCATTAGTTATCCAGTCCAATATGCGTTTTTCGCGCTCGTGGCAAAAGAAAGGTTGCTGTTGATACCAAGCAGAAAAAGGTTGTGCGTCTGACTTAGATATATTGCACGGAAAACACGCTGGCACAAGGTTTGTTTTGTGTGTCAAACCACCTTTGGACTTCGGCTGTACATGGTCTAACGTGGCAAGCCTCCCAAGATCGTCCCCGCAGTAAGCGCAGGTGTGCTGCCAACTATTAAGGATTTCTTGCCTAAATCGCGCTTTTGCTTCCTTTTTGTTTAAGTATTCGCCATCCTCAATCCGATGGTCCATACCAAGCAGTCGCTACCTGGAATGTAGCGGCAGAGACTATTACGTGCGCCGGAACTCTTCTCTACTACAGCTAAACTTCCTACAGGGTTTCTATTTCCCATGGACTTCATCCATCATCCAGCCTTCTGGATTTGCGTAGCAGCAGCTTCCGAGCTGATCGCTCTGTCCCCACTGAAGGACAACAGCATCATCCAGCTGGTGTTCCACGCCCTCCGCGCCATCAAAGGAAAAAAGCTCTAGGCAAAACTTGGGAGCAGGCTGTACGGGAGTGGTGGTTTGAGCTACTACTCCCCAGCAAGCTCGACAAGGCTGAAGCGGACTGGCACGCAACGCAACCGACCGATCCACCTCCTGTGATCGTTCACCACGAAATTGATGAACAGCTCCAAACCG